GGCGACACAACCGTATCTGATACATTCGATGTAAGTGGGTCAGTTAAGCCTACTGATGCGCAAAAGGTCTCTGAGATTACTGCTTGGTTAGATGCTCAAGGTATCGACCACTCTGGCGTAACTATTAAGTCTGACTTATTAGAATTAGTTAAGTAGGTGATTAGATGAAAACAACAGTGGATAAGGTTAAGACTTATGCACCAGAGTTTGCAGATAACGGTGACGATAAGCTCCAGCTTGTTGTTGATGATACGTACTCAGATGTTTTAGCTGACAGATTGGATGAGGCACATGAAGAGTATGGTAATCGCTTGTTAGCGTGTCATGCTCTCTTCTTATCCCAGACGGCTCAGACGGGCGGCGTACAAACCGGAACAATGTTAGGAGCTACTCAGACCATGTTTGACTGGTCTAAAGATAACGACCCTTACTACCAAATGTATAAGGACCTAGTTGATAGATACGGTCATTCAATTAAAAAGGGATGGGCACGATCATATGACTGAGTTCAATAAAATTCCGGAAATAAATAAGCAGTTGGGAATCCTTGGCCAGTCTTATTTGATTGTTGGTGTTCCTACTGGGGATGATTTTCTTCAAATGATTGCGAGAGTAAATGAAACTGGTATGACCATTAAACCGAAGAACTCAGAATACCTAGCGGTTCCTAATGGTTACGGCGGTATCTACAAGATGAAAGAGGTAACTATTCCACCTCGTCCATTCTTGCGTTATTCATGGGATCATTACCACGAAAAATGGGGTAAAACCGCAACTAAGTTAGTGATGTGCATTATGTTCGATGATTGGACAGCTAAGCAAGCTCTAGATGAATTAGGCACAGTAATGGCCAGCGACATTCGGGACGTGCTAAAGGTGTGGAAAACGCCAAGCAATGCGCCACTAACAATAGCTAACAAAGGCAAGGACGACCCCTTAGTTGATACTGGAAAATTGATGAACTCAATCACATTTAAAAAGGTTATGAAAGGGGAATGATAGTTTATGACTGAAAAGGCAGTTATTTATGCTAAAGCAGACGCTAAAAAAGTATTATTTACCGGAGCTGATAACAAATCAGTTGCCATTACTGGCTTAGCACCAGCAACAGTTGTTGCTGATGGAGATTACTTAGTTGCCATCACCGATGATGAAACTGGTTTAGCTTCACCTCAAGTTGCCGTGCCAGGATTCACGGTGAAAGCCGCTGCACCTGAGGCACCAGCAGAAAGTGGCGTTAAGTCCACTGCAACAAGCGATGGTGCTGACGTTACCACGGGCGAATAATCATGAGTTTTGAAACGTTTAACTCATTTAAATTTATGTTTGACCGACTTAAGCGACCATTGCACGTGACGATACCAGCTCCTGGTAAAGGTGTTCCTGATGATGTTGGTAACATCGTTAAACCAGCTCCAACAGAAATGGATGTAGTTGAGCCGATTGTTTCTGGTCCACTCACATCTGGTGGTAGTGGCACGACTGAAACTATCTATGCTAACGGTAGTGGTGGTAACACACAAGAAATCACAACTACCTGGGCATCACGTACAAAGTTCCTGCCAAAAGGGACTTTTGTATATGACAAACAAGATAAGATAACCTATCAAGTTATCAATTCGGTTAACAACAAGGTTTCGGAATTGACCTATTATGAATTGCAGAACAATGAAGACGTTGCGGCTGGTGATAACACTGCTTCAACTAATGATAAAGGGGATGACAACACTGTACAGCCAACTGATCAAGACAATAATGACTGGTATTAAAAAGTTTGCAGATGTTGTCCCTAATATTGATCACTATTTTGTAAAGGAGTTTACGAACTCGGATAAGCCGGAAAGGCCGTTCTTTACCTACCACATTTACGATGATTACACCCGAACAACTTTCAAACAGTATAAAAATGAACCTTGGTTAATGAGTGTCCAATTTAAGAGCCATGCCGATGACGACTTAGTCGCTAAAGACATGGCTTTTAGTTTGCTCAAATTGCTGAACAGTCAGCAACTGCAATATGACCTAGCACAGGTTGGAATTGGTGTTATGACTCCTACTGGAATGCCACCACTAAACGAAAGCTTTACGACTCGAATTGAGTTTATGGCTGGAGTTGATGTGCAATTCCTGATTAATGACGACTACACGGATCCTACTCAAACCGGACAAATTACAGACACTGACTTGAATATAACTACAAAGAAAGAAGGAAATGACTAAATGGACTCATTTATTACTAAATTAATCAGTGACGTTACAGTCAAGATGAGCATCAAGAATTTACCACTTGGTAATAGTACAGCTGCTGTCATGATCCCTATTGAAGGTGACGCAGACGTCACTAAATCAAGCATGAAGCTGTATTACGATACTGACGACATTGCTACTGATTTCGATGCTGACAGCGGTGTATTTGCTAAGGCAGAAGCACTATTTGCACAAGATGGTTTCAATGGACCAATCGAAGTTGTCACAACCCAAAAGGGAGACGTTACAGTTCCGGTTACGGCTGCAAGTGTTGGCAACGTAGACTCAACTGCAACTGGAGACGGTGCAGAAGTTACAACTGGTGCGGTTGCTGAAACAACAACGGTTCCAGGTATCGTTAAGGGTATCTCAGACTATCTTTGGTCTGGCGCTCGTTATGTTGTGTTACCAGATGATGATGACACAGCAACTATTCTTGCCGTTGGCAAATATTTATATAATAACCAACACATGATTTTAGTTGCATCGGTTAAATCAATCGAGAACTTAAAACTGTGCACGATGAAGCTGTTACTTGGGTGGCAGATAACCATCTGGGCAATACAATCGTCTTTGTTAACAAAGTGGAAGACGAACATCCGGAGGCACGAGCTGTTGCTTATGCTACGCAAAACATTCCATTGGATTGGATGCATATCAATTTGATTGATGGAATTACTGCTAACGACTGGACTACTGATGAATATCAACAAATCCTCGACTTAAATGGTATGACCACGGTTAACAAGGCTGGAGACATTATGGTTTCCAACTCTAAAGCAGTTGACGGTTCATACGTTGATAATACTTTTGGTGCTCAATACGTTAATGATGGCTTGCAAACTGGTCTACAACGTTTCTTGAACAGTCAAAACTTACTTGCGTTTGATGATGATGGCATCAAGTTGCTGAAAGAAAACGCTACTGGAATTATGCAAGACATTGCTAAGACCGGCGTTATTGCTAATGGACTTGATGGCAAGCCAATCATTGCTGTGGAAGGTGCTGACCGTACCAACACGCCAAACGTGGACGTTGCTAAACGTCGTTACCGCTCACTTAAGGTTTCTTGTACTTTAGTTGGCTCAATCGAGACGGTACAGCTTACTGTTGCCGTCACATTATAAGGAGGAAAATTGAATGGCTCACAAAATCGCTCTATCTGACGGCTCGTTTTTCATGCTCAAAGATAGCCGCTATATTCACATCTATATGACCATTGATGGTTTAACCACCGAAATGAACGGCTTCCAGAACGGCGAAGCCGTTTCATGGACCAAGACGGAAGACGATGTTGTCGTTGATGATGACTTCAAAGGTTTCCCAATCGGTATGATTAATCATTCTAAGCGTGGTAACTTCACACTTAACGTTAATGATGGTTCTCCAGCAAACGAATTAGCTTATTCAGCTTACTACCGCCAAATGAACTATGTTGAAGGAGAAATTCCAACATTTGGCTTTAAAGTTGTTAATGATAATAATGGTGAATTAGTTCAATCACCGACCTGCCTAATGCAGAAAATGCCTGATGGCTCTGTTACCAATCAAATTTCTCCAAAGGCATGGATGGTTAATGGATTGGAATATTCAGACGTATTCCAAGCTGCTTAGTACTACCACATATTGTTTCATCGAAGATACTTTAAGAAGGTGCGATTTTAAATCGCACCTTTAAATGGGTGTCTTTATTTACATAGTCAGAAGTTGCTGACTTATTACAATTCAGGAGGAATTTTATTATGGCAGAAATGCGTAAACCAAAAGTAGATTTAAAGGAATTAGCAAGTAATCAGGTAACTAAGACAATCAAGATTGTAGACAAAGACGGCAAGACAACTGACCAAACGGTCTCAATCACTATGACTGAACCGGATGTAGAAACTAAGCTGGCTATCAATGATTTATCTAATGTTGGTAACGATCGTGGCGATTATGGAGAGTTAGTGGCACAAGCCTTACAGAACGTCTTAGTAAGCCCACGATTGGACTTTAAAGCAATGGACGAAGCTATTGAATCAGATGATAGCAAAGCTAAACGAGTTATCACGTTCAAAGGTAAGGACGACAAGAACCACAAGGTAACAGTTGTTTACCCTGGGTATCGTGAAGCTCTTAATCTGATTAATGACGCTGGCGGTTTAAGCGGTGCTAGTCATATTGCTGACTACTTTAGAAGTGCAAATAAGTCTGTTTACCGAGATAGCAAAGGTAATCCTATCGACTTTAATTTCTGGAAGAACGCTAAGAATATGTATGACGTATTTGGCGACACCATGAATTACTTAAACGAAGTTATGAACACGAATGGTTACAACCAAATTATTGGTGAGCTGATCTCCTTTCTCAGCGACTAATCATTCAAAATTATATATAGAAGTTCGAGGAAATCTGGTTCCTAACGAGGAACTATTAAACGAATATTCTGATAAATACTTTAATCGGGTTTTGCCAATAGCAGCTGGCTTAGCTGATACCACTTCAGAGGTTGAACACTTGAATCAGGATCAACTATTACTGTTAACGACACTATCAAGAAAAGTATTAGAAATGAAAGGCCAAGCGATTGCTCAGGCCTTTTTTGGTGATGGCGAGGATACTCAACCGAACAACTCGCAGACAGACTTAAATAGCTTAATTGGGAAGGAGGGGTAACTTGTCAGATGAAATAAGAAGCATGGATATTGGTATGCACATTAATACCGATACGGCAATGGGACAACTTGAAAAGCTGAACACACAACTAAATAGTTTGAAACGTCAGATGGGGACTTTGGGTACATTCAAAGGTCCCTCTTTTAGTGGCACTAACAATAGCTTGAAGTCAGCCACTCAACACATTACGCAAACACGGTCTGAATACCGTAAGGCGACTGATGAAGCTAATCGATTTGGTAATGCACAAACTAGGGCTGCTAACAAAGCCGCATCATTAAAAAAAGTAGACGACCGCTTGCAAGGAATTGCTAATACTTCTCGCAAAGTAACGGCTGCAATCGGTGCAATGGCTGTTTATTCGACTAAAAAGTCAATGGATCTACAAGATTCATTCAAACGGACGAATAACTTGCTACAAACTGGTGGTGAAAAAGCTGGCGAGGCAACTAAAAACGTTACTAAAATGCAGCGTGATGGCGCTAAGTATTCTGTTAAATATGGTCAAAGCCAGCAATCTATTGCTGATGGATATCAGGAGTTAGTTAAGCGTGGTTATACGTCTAATCAAGCCTTAGCTGCACAACAGACTTACTTACAAGGTTCTATTGCGTCAGGTGATAAGTATTCAGATGTTGTTAAAAATGCTGCATCAGCTCTTGAACAATTTGGCATGAAGTCCAACTCAGTAAAGGGAATGGCTAATGCCACCAAAACGGTTGTTAACCAAATGGCTTATTCAGCTGACAAGACAGCTACTTCCTTCTCTGATTTGGGTGAAGCTCTCAAATTTGCTGGTCCTGATGCTCATGGTGCTAATCAATCGCTGCATGAGACCGTTTCAGCAATAGGCGAGCTTTCAAATTATGGGATTGAGGGAAGCCAAGCTGGTACCTCTATGCGTCAAATTTATCAACGATTAGTCAGCACTCCTACCAAAGGAAAAGCACCTAATGCTCTAAAGTCGATTGGGCTTAGCTCAAAAGATTTCCGTGATTCGAAGAATGAGTTATTGCCTATTCAAGATATTTTCAAAAAGCTGTCAACAAGCATGAAGGGCATGAGCAAAACCGATAAGGGCGGAATTTATTCAGCTTTGTTCGGTGCTAACGCTTCTGCGGCAGCCGAAGCACTTGGCAACAGTTATAACGGAGTTAAAAAGCTTGATGATGAAGTGCAGAAGTCACAGAAACAATCGGGTGGCGGTTATGTACAACGCTTAGCTGATAAGAATATGAAGTCGTCTTTGGCTCAATGGAAGCAGCTTCGAGAGTCGGTCAAGGCTATTTCATATACCTTTGGGGACATGTTACTTCCTGCTGTTAATGACGGCATGAAGGCGTTTGCTAAGTTGACTGATAAAATCAACGAATTGCCAAAGAGCCAGAAAAAGCTAGTTGGCTGGGGCGCTCTTGCAGTGGCCTCTATTTATCCAGTTGTAAAAGTGATACAGACAGCTGTAAAGGCCGCTGAAGCATTCCAAAAAGTTAAAGCTTGGGCGTTTGGGAAAGCAGACAAAAACAGCTATACACCTAAACATTCAAGCAAAGGTACGACATCAAAAGATAGTTGTGGAGCTTTAACTGGAATGTTCTCTAACAGCATTAAAAATAATGGTGTTAAAGGTATGCTTAAAAATAGTTCATTAATGGACAAAGCCACAATAGCTGGAATTGGTGCTGATATTGGTTACGATGCAGTTAAGTCAATCAGGGAAGGCGTTGACACAAAGCAAGGCGGAGCTGACATGTGGAAAGCTGGTGGAAAAACCGTTGGCGGAGCAATCGGACTATATCTAGGCGGACCCAAAGGTGCATTGGCTGGTGCGGCTATTGGCAGTGGAATTGCAGACTATTTAAGCAAGACAAAAACCGTAAAACAGATGTCAACAGCGTATGACAAAGGCACATCAGGAAAAACAGATTCCAGCAATAATGGTAATTTCTTTCAAAAGACATTTTCAAATAAAGGGATGGCAAACGGATTTGGCGAGATGGTTCGATTCTTTCAAGGAAAAGATATGCACTGGAAGTCTCCTAAGTGGCCAAAAATTTCTAATCCATTTAAAAAATTAGGCGATTTTGGTTGGAAGAATTTTACCAAAACACCTGCAGTTAAATTCCTAACTGGTAAAACTAATTGGCAGAAAAACTTTAGTAAATCACTAAAGGGGATTAACAATGTCAAAGTTGGTAATCCATTTAAGAATTTCCATCCAATTAAATGGTTCAACAGTAAGATTTCCGGATTACATCCTATCAGTTCCATCAAAACCAAGTTTAAGGGCATTACCGGCATTAAGTTCTCTAATCCATTTAAGAATTTCCATCCTGTTACATGGCTTAAGAACAAAATTGGTGGCCTTCATCCGATTACATGGATCAAGAACAAGTTTAAAGGAATTGGCAATATCAAATTCTCTAATCCATTCAAAAACTTCCATCCAATTACGTGGTTCAAAGAAGTTCTAGCTGGATTTAACCCTAAACAACTACTTCAAGACACCTTTAAAGGTGCCGGTAAAAAGGTCTCAAAAATTGCTAGTTCAATAGGATTCGCTACTGGTTCTGGTGGACGTTATCCAAACGGGCTGCCTAGCAATACAAACGCATTAGTTAACGATGGAAATGGCCCTGAAGCTATCATCTTGCCTGGTAAAAACCGGCACGTGATGTTGCCAAAGGGATCGGATATCTATAATTCAAAAGATACTAATCGGGCTTTTGGAGTTCAGCATTTCGCTGCTGGTTCAACTAAGTTAAAAACGACTGGCAAGAAAGTTAAAGCTACGCCGGTTACGATTGATTATTCTAAGTCAAAGAAATCTTCGAAAAAGGATCTCAATTCTATTTCCAAGAATAATTCTAAGACGTGGAAGTCTATTAATAAAAACACCTCTAAGCAAAACAAAAAGATGACCTCAAGTGTTGAGGATACCTACAAAAAGCTGCACAAGAATCTGAACAAGCAAACGAGTAGCATCAACAAAGATTGGAATTCTAACTGGACTGGTATCACGAAGGACTTTGACCGTATATTCGGTCGTATGGACAACTATGCTTATTCAGGTATGAAAGCAGCAATCAAACAGTTAAACAATGGCTTTTCTGGCATTGATAAGGCTTTAGGCCAATTTGGTGGTAATTCTAAAGTTCTTGGCACAATTCATTATGCTAAGGGTTCTAATGGTGCTATTGATAGCGACCAAATCGCCACTTTAAACGATGCTACTTATGGTCCTAAACAAGAAGCTATCATTCATCCAAACGGTGGATATGAGCTTCCTAAAGGGCAAAATGTAGTACATGCATTGAGTAAAGGCGACACTGTCATGAATGGTGCTGATACGCAAATTGCACAAAATCGTGGACTATTGCCTAGATATGCAAAGGGTGCTGCTTCAAAATCTACGTTACGCAAGTTAGCAAGTAGCAATGAAAAAGACCCTAGTAAGTCATTCGGTACCATGTTTACAAATGCCGTTAATGGTGCTAGTTCAAAGCTATCAAAGGGAATTGCAAACACTGGAAAGGGTGCCAGCAAGTCTGTTGGTGTTCCTTGTAACAGTGCAATGTGGACTGTTATTAACAATGCTATTTCTGGTGGTGGCGCAGGTGCCGGTGGTCCAGTCACACATTCACCAGGAGCTGGCTGGGGTGTTTCATCTGGTTTCGGTAATCGTGGTTCCGTTGGTGGCGGCTATTCTAATCATGATGGTGTTGATTATTCAGGTGGTAAAACTGTTCATGCCATGAACACTGGTACTGTTTACGGTGCTGGTGGACCCCCAGGTGGCTGGGGTGGTGGCAACGGTATCGGTGAATGGATTGGAGTTGGTGGTGGAGGACTGAACTACATCTACCAAGAGTTAAATGGTAAAAGCAGTTCAGGTGCTAAGCTACTAGTTTCCAAAGGTGATCAGGTTAAAGCTGGTCAAGCCATTGCCGTACTTGGTCCAAGCGGAACTCATGTCCACGTTGGTGCTACACATCACAAGATGTTTAGTATTAAAGGCTCGTCTACTGCCGGTTGGCTGGATGTACGAGATGTATCTAGCAAGTCAATTAAAACTAAGACTTCCAAGGCTTCAAAAAAGGATGCTGCCTTGCAAAAACTAGCCAAACAACAGCTTGGAAAAAAGGCATTAAGCTGGATTTCTGACAAGCTGGGTGATAGTGACGAGGGTGCGGGTGGAGCACAAGGAAATCCAAGTGGTTCAGGGGTTAAACGTTGGCGTGATGATGTTAAAAAGGCATTGTCAGCTAACGGATTGTCTACTTCTGGGTCAATGATTAACCGTGTTTTACGTCAAATGAGCACTGAGTCTGGTGGTAACCCTAAGGCTTTGGGTGGTACTGATGGTCTAAGTGATGGACGAGCAACTGGTTTGATGCAAGTTAAGCCAGGCACGTTTGCTGCTAATAAGTTTAAAGGCCACGGAAACATTTGGAACGGGTACGATAACCTGTTAGCCGGATTACACTATGCTAAAGCTAGATATGGCAAGAGCTTAAGCTTTCTTGGTAATGGTCACGGTTATGCAAATGGTGGCTGGGCAAAGCCTGGCCAAGCCAGTTACTTTGGCGAAATTCCAGGCGAACCAGAGGTCGCTATTAATCCTAAGCGAAGTTCTGCTGACGGTTTAATTGCTCAAGCAATTCAGGCCCGTACGGCTGTGAGTGACAAATCTCCGTTCAATGGATTATTTGAATCTCGTAAGTCAGCTAAAGCTAGAAAAGCATTGAAGAGTGATATCAGTAATGCTAGTGGTTCTAAGGGTAATAACGT